CATACCTAAAGCCCGGACCTGCTTTTTCCACTTTATTATTCCCATCTTCCGTGTCCTAGCAAATAAAAAACCTTGATGGAATTATATTATTAGTTATTTTATTTTAAATATTTGATGTAATTTAGTCTTATTTTTTTACTGTAATGTTGGCGATAATTAATAGATAAAATGACAGTAAAATAATTAACATCATAAAATTTCAGACCTTTCTTTTTATTACTATCATCGCGTGAAAATCACACCTTTCTTTTTTTTCATTAATTTTTTCAGAGTAAACTGAAATTACCGTATTAATATTTTCTTTATATTCTTGCATTTTTATGCTGTTAGGATTTTTCTTGCAATATTTTAATTTGTGACGTTTGTAATATTCTTCTGTAATAGATCTAGAACAAAATTCACATGTTGTTCTTTTCATGATTTATCACGTAAAAAAATTTACGTGTCAAGAAAAAAAATTACGTGATAAGAAAAAAAATTTACGTGTCAAGAAAAAAAATTACGTGTCAAGAAAAAAAATTACGTGTCAAGAAAAAAAATTACGTGATAAGAAAAAAAACTCGGAAAAACTCGGGTGATAAAAAAAAATTATATTATATTATATATTATATTATATATATACAAAAATTAATATGTGTGATATTGAGTTATGTAATAAAGAAATATATATAAATAATAATAAAGAATGTAAATCAATCATTGAATATATAAAAAATAATAATATTGACATAAAATTTGTTTTTTGCAATGTAAAAATCAAAAAAACAAATAAAGATGAAAAAAAATTATTCAAATCATTAGGTGGGATTGTAATATCTTCAAATAATTATGGATTTTTATACGACTTTGATGATTTTATTTCAATAAATCGTAATTTACAAGTTTTTAATTTTAATAATTCATATATTACATTTTATAATAATGAATTAATACCAATAACTGATTATTCATTTGAATTATTTTATAATGTTATGAGATTATTTTGGCATAATAAATATTTATTTAATAGCAAAATAAAAGATGATATTAATGACTGTCCTGTTTGTTTAGAAAAAAAAGATAATATTTACAATGGATTTTTCGATTGTAATCATATTTTATGTAAAGAGTGTTATTTTTTATTAAATAAAAAAATTTGTGTTATATGTAGAAGTATATAAACAAAAAATTATTATATATATTATATTATATATAAATGAGTGAAGAAATAATAATTTATTTTGATGATTTTTGTGAAATAAAATGTGATTGTGGTGCTTTAATTCATCCAAAAGATGAACTAAATCATATAAATGGATTAAGACATAAAAATAAAATGAAAGAAATAGAATTTTATTCAAAATTAACAAAAAGTGATTTACGATTAATTAAAAAATTAAATAAAATATTACAAATAAGAAAATAATATCATTTAATATATATAAATGATATTAGAAATTATTATATTAATATTATGCCAAATAGTTACAGTTATATTTTCATTTCGAACTGGAATGGCATATGGTAAATATACAAATTAAATAAATAAAATAATGACAGATATTATATTCATAGTAAATTTTAATTTTATTAGTATTTGTATTGTTAAAATTTGTCTTCTCGTTAATTCAAGTAATATATTATTTTTGATTGAATTATTAGTAATATTGTTTATAATAATTTGACTAAATGAAATAAAAATTTTTTAGCTTTTCTATAATGCAATTGTCTAAAACTTAATTTTGTGATTAAATTATTTGAATGTATAAACTCGATAAAATCTGATATAATTGTTACTTCAGATGGTGATAATTTAAATACTTTCATAAATGTTGATATTAATATAGCTTTTTTATCAACTGTTTTTGATTTAAATGTTAAATTTTCAATTATATCAGCCGTTCTTTTAACTAAATTAAAATCTGATCTTAATTTTTCATAATTTGGAATTTCTTTGATATAAATCACTAATTTATCAATTGCTTTGTTGAATTTTATATGTGATAATAAAGATGGTGAGATTGTAAATAGATCACTAATTTCTGGTATTATATCATCATATTTTGATGATAGATTATCATTAATAATAGGTGTTTCATTTGTTGTTAAATTTGTTGAACTAGACATTTATTATTTTATATATAAATTATATAACAAAATATTTTTATATATAAAATAAACGTTATATTTATTGAATATACCAAGTAATAGTACACCCACCAATTGAATATGGAGAAGCAGGATAATCAGCATAAGTATCTGTAGATGCAGCGTAAGCTTGACCACATCCAAGTTGACCACCAGTATTAATGATTGTATTATTAATTCCACCACCATTTATATCATTTGGTGGATTTGGATATGGATATGTGCTCGAAGTTGAACCAGATTCACCATTTTGACCATAAAAACTAGTCCAGGTACAAATATTTGGATAAGAACTAACTGTATTATTTGCTTGTCCTGCACTAGCAGTTCCAGAACTTTGACCATCACCACCATTTCCACCAGATCCTACGATAGCAGATCCTAATGATGAAAAAACAACAGTTGTTGAAATACCACTTCCACATGTTAAAGTTAAATTATTTGAAGAATTCCATGAAAAATTTGTAGATTGGATCATATTACCACCAGCTCCAGAACCACCATAGACATAATAACTTCCAAAACCAATTGCTTCACCAGCAAGACCACCACTTCCAAAAATAATTATATTCATCATATATGTATTAGTTGGAGGAATTATAGTTTGATTTGAATTATACGTATTAACTTGAATAGTAGATCCATTTGATATTGCAGTAATTTGACCTTGAGAATTAACTGTTAAATTTGTATTTGTATATGATCCAGCAGTAATATTTTGTGGAATATAAGCAGTTGTTTGTTGTGTAGAATTAGGAAATTTAATATATGATGAAGATTGTGAAAAAATCAATCCACCATAATCAATATAAGTGTTACATAATGGTGAATTTGTGTTAATACGAACATCTCCATTTGCATTATTATTTTTATCACCATTTAAATATAGGTTTTGTTGAGGACAAATATAAAAACTACCAGTACATCTAATTGATTTATTAAAATTAAAATACATATTTCCAGTACTATCAATTAAAAATATTTGTGATCCATTATTAAACATTTGTAATCCATTAACAGCATCTACAGAAAATAAAATTTGATATGATGTATTAAATAACTGAATTTGACCATTATTATCGAAATTGTATTTTAATATTGGGATATAATTTGGATTTGTATTATATAATTGCCAAAATGCAAAACCTTTATCAGTTGAACCTGTATATGGTAATACATTTAAAAAATTAAATTCTTCTTGATTATCAACATTTGTAGATAATTGACCAAATTGACCAAAATTAATATTATTTTGAAATGTATTTATACCACTTAATGTGTTGTTATTAGTTAAACTTGCATATAATGTATTAGCTAATGATTGACTTATTCCTGTAGTTGTTTGAATGGAATTATCACCGAATTTAATTCCATTTGATGTTGTTATTTGATCTGAAAAAATATTAGTTCCAGTTAATGTATTATCATTTGATAATGATGCATATAATGTATTAGCTACAGATTGACTTATTCCTGAAGTTGTTTGAATTGAATTATCACCGAATTTAATTCCATTTGATGTTGTTATTTGATCTGAAAAAATATTAGTTCCAGTTAATGTATTATCATTTGATAATGATGCATATAATGTATTAGCTACAGATTGACTTATTCCTGCAGAATTTTGAACACTTGCGTCAGAAAATGTAATTGAATTAGATAAATTTAAATTATCAAGATTTAAACCATTTTGTATTGATGCGCCTGATATAAATGTTTCAAAACCTTGAGAATAAGGATAAGATAAGAAATATTCTTTTGCACTATCATATGTAAGATTATCATTTCCATCTATTTGTTCATTATTTGGGTATGAAGATGGATTAAAAATATTACTTGTATTTGAAGGTGGATTTTGTATAGACATAAATTTATTATTATATAATAAGATAACAAATTATTTAAATGAAATTAATTTATATCATTATAATATAAATAATAAAAATGACAACAAAAGTAAAAAATACAAAGAATAATAAACCATTTGAATTAGTTAATATTTATGAACAAGATCTAATAAAACCATTTTTATTAAAATTTCATAATCCAAATTATGAAACTCATTATATTGAACTTCCATTTAGAATGTTAATAATAGGATCATCTGGGTCAGGTAAAACAATGACACTTTATAATATATTAAGAGCATTTGATAAAACGTTTCAAAATATAACAATATGTACAAAAAATAAAAAAGAACCAATATATGAATTCATAGAAGATAAATTTACTAAACATAATGAAAATCCAAAAAAAATAAAACAACATCTTGAAATATTAGAAGGTATAAATAATTTACCAAATCTTGATACATTTAATAAAGATGAACAATCATTAATAGTTTTAGATGATTTAGTTCTTGATAAACAAAATAAAATAGAAGAATATTTTATAAGATGTAGAAAATTAAATGTAAGTGTAATATATATATCACAGTCATATTTTGCAGTACCAAAAATGATAAGAAATAATTTATCATATTTAATAATAAAACAAGTTAGTTCACAAAAAAATTTAAAATTAATAAGTAATGAATATAGTTTAGGATTAGACACAAAACAATTGAAAAATATATATAATTTTTGTACAGATGAGAAACATAATTTTATGTTAATTGATATAGATCATAAGGATATCAGATTTAGAAAAAATTTTAATTTTGTAATTGATATAGATAATATACAAAAAGAAAATGAAAAAAAATAATTAATTATTTAATGCAACTATTTTTGAATAAAAATTTACATTATATGGTTTGAAACTATCTCTTAATATAATTAATTCTTGATTTAAATTATTACTAAATTTATCAATCCATTTTTTATAATCATCTATTATATTTTCAGATTTTCGTTTATATTGTATATTATATAAAAATGATAAACAATACCAACCACATTCAGATGTATAAATTTTTTGAATTTGTCTATTATTATAAGGAATTTTATTATCATTTAAACGTTTAATATAATTTTTAATTTCAATTGGTGGAGGTATACCATATGAATCAAAATATAAAGATTTAATTGTATTATTATCTTGGTATAATATAAAACTAACCCAATGAGTACCATTTCCATCTTTTACATCTTGTAAATTTATTATATAACCCCCAATTTTAGGATGTATTTTATTCAATTCATCTTTTGAACAAACACCAACTAAATTTATATTCATTTTTTTAGCTATTTTTATTAAATCTTCATTTGTTAACATTTCAAAAAAATATTTTATATATAAATAATATATATATAAAATAAATGCCATTAAATACACATGATTTACTTTCATATTATGATAAATTAAATAGTGAATTAAATACAATAAACCAAATGATGAAAGATGAAAAAGATGTAAAAAAAATTAAATTATTATCAAATCAATCAGATTTATTAAATGTTATTTTAATAAAATTAAATTCTGTTAAAATAAATAATGAAAAAATAAAATAAACATCATTAATATCTTATAATATCTTTTTTTTTAATATATTATAATGATTATTTTTAATTATAAATTTAACCACTTGATTTGTTCAAGACAGCACCGTTTGTAATATCAATCTCTAAAAATTTATTGAACCCAACGAAGCACATAATATCAACAGTTAATGAACTAATATTATTTCCTCGTACTTGAACTGATTTATTTACACCATCATCAGATGGTAACTGACGAGAACAATCTGCATAATAATATCGCATTCCTTTGGAGAACATTGATTCATTAATCAAACCTGAACTCATACCTGTTATTAAATTACCATTTAATTGATTAGAACATCTTAATTGTTCTAAGAATGTTTCATAATCATAATATAATTGTTCATCAAATAAAGACTGATTCGCGATTTGAACTTGGAATTGATTAATACAAATAGGATCTGGAGTACCTCCTGATGTACTAAATGGACTTAATAGCGTATTATAAATTGCTCCACCTGCAGGTGCACTTGAAACTTGAAGAACAGGTCCTACTACATTATATGCGGTCGTAACTACTGGTAATGTTGCATTTCCACAATTTCCATTAGAGGATGTAGAAATAAAAGGAACCATTAAAACAAATTGTATATTTGGGAGCCCATTTGAGACTAAAAAATTGAATTGCCCAGGTTGAACACCAGGTAATATTTGTTGAAATATATCTGTATATATAATTTTTTTCTTTCTATCTAAAACTGAAAAATAATTTCCCTCAGCCATTGGTGAAAATGTATATAATGGGACATATAGACGGCATTGGGTCAAGCCTGTGTTTGCATTCATCACGCCATTAATCTGTTGATTAGGATTGTTATTTTTATAAATTGATACACTTAATGTATATGTATCTGCGGCTAATGAAGAGCAGCCTTGACCTAAATTATTTGAGGCAACCATTAAAGGGTTCGTGAAACCACCTTGAACGTTAACATTATTTAAAATCATAGTTGGATATCCAACAGCATTAGCATTAACAACAAGAGTATTATTAGGACTAACTATTCCATTTGCATTAATATATGCATATGAAGTTGTAAAAGACATTGATGATTGATTAGTATTTATAATAAATTTAAAACTTCCTCCTTTCGATAGAGGCATTTTATTGAAAAAATCAGTTATATCTTTCAATCTTATTTTTGCGATAACACTCCAATTAATAAGACCTGGAGTTGTATTTTGTTGTTTATAATTTCGGTTTGTTGTTGCAAGAGATTGAGGTGGATTTACAGCAGATTGATTTAATGGATCCTCTCCACCATTTGATGAATATGGGTCAAAATTTGTATAAGATTGTCTTTTCGCAAAACCTTGATTATATGATGCATCATTTGATAAAAGTTGATTTTGTGCATTTATACCACCATAATAAGCAGAACCAGCACCTCCATTATTTTGATCATTTAAAGGTATACCAGATACACTAGATGTAATATAGAAAGGTGTGCCAGCCGATGCATCAGTAGATGGTAAAATTAGATTATTTGTTGCAACTGGTGGAGCAGCGTTATCAAACGCAACTGGTGGAACTAAAGAATATGCGGCTAAACTTGGAGAATTTCTATTATTATTAAGACCTTGTCCATTAGCCCATAAATTTGTTGTAACAGAATTCGAAGTACAAAATGACCATGATGATGGATTATCAGGATAAAAACCAGTACTACTACCATCATTATTGACATCAACCCAACCCCATTCTGTTAATGCTTTAAAACTTGTAATTACATTTAAAAAACTTGTTTCCTGAATAATATTATTTTGGTTATATGAAACTGACATACTATTAATTAATTGCCAAAATCCATTTTTAAATGCCCAAATATTATCAGCAAATGTGCAATTTGCCGGTAAAGAAGCTACATTTGTTGATGTTAATGTGACGACTAATGGAATAGCAATAAATGCTTCCGTCCAATTTGGATATGCCCCAGTATTACTAATTGTTGTTGTATCTATTGTTATTTGAGATTGATAAGATCCATTATTTGAATCTAATGCATAAACCCATTTTTTTTTTATAAAATCTGATTCGTTTAAATCTGAGGAAATTGATTCTGAAAGAACAAGTGAATCCATTGAATATTATATTTATTATATTATATGATGATATAATATTTTTTTAAATATAAATTTAATTTTCTATACATTTAATTAAATATATTATTCTATACATTTAATTAAATTTTAAATATTAATATTAATTAATCAAATGATATATTAATTAATCAAATGATATATAGCTTTTAGGTTTTAAAATTTTTAAATATTTATTATTTAATTGATTTGAATTATTTATTGTTGGTATAATTGTTGAATTATCAACTTTAATAGTTGGTGGTATTTCTGATATCAAACCATGTCCAATCGTTTTTTTATTACCAATTATTTCCGCTCGTGAGTTTATTAAATTTCTTTTAATCGTTCGTGGAGCCATTATTATATTTATATATATTATAATATATTTTTTTTTTAATCTATATTATTTTATTTTATGTTTATTTATAAATCAGTTTCATCTTTTATATATAAGATTATCGTTGTTTGTGGATCTTGAAATTGTACAGATTGAAAATTTTGATCTCTTATTGTAACAGTGAAATTTTGAAAATTACCATCAGTTATATGATTAAACCCAATTACTGGAGCTTGATACTTCTGTATTGAGCCAAAAGTTACATTTTCTGGTGTATAACTATAAATTAAATTTGATGGATTTGTTGATGGATTATTAACAAGACTACAAAAAACAAGAAAACTATTATAAGGTGTTATTTGAGGTGATTGTGTACTTAGTATAGATTGTGTTGTTGTAAATCCTGTTTGTGAAGATGGCCATATATAATTTTGTTGAAAACCTAATAATAAACAAAAATTTCCAGAACCGAAATTAAATTGAGGTACTGTTTGACTTGTTGGAATTGTCCATGTTGCACCACTTGGTAAGGTCCAGTTATTTGATGTTGCAATTGTTGTATCAAGTACATATGCATATAATTGATCAGAATAATAAGTTTGATTTATATTGAAACTTAAAAAATAAACAAATTGACCTGTTGTAGTTAACATATAATGTTTATTTGTAATCATAACTGATTGTAAGAAACTTAATAATTGTGAAACATCATAATAACCATTTGGCATATTAACAGAATATGTGACTCCATCGAACCAAATATAAGAATAAATAGAATTATTATAATATGTTTTATTAACATTAAATGTTGAAAAATATTGACTTATTGATGCAATTCCAATATATGCATTTTTGAATTTAGTCATTATCGGAAATGTATAAGAAAATACTGAATTTCCACTATTTTGAACTATATTTGTTGAATTTAATATTAATGTTTTCATTATATGTATTTATATATATAATATATAATTTTTTTTCTAAATTAATATTTTTATTATTTACTTATGTTATTTAATGTATATAATGCATCTTTTACTTCTTTTTTAGTCAATTTTCCATTATGACCAAATTTATATAATAAGTTCTTAAATTCATCTATAATTTTATTATTATTATTACCAGCTAATATTTCACCTTGTAATATAGTAAAACGATTATGATCATTTTTTTCATCATTTTCATTTGGTATTTTTATATTATGTAAATGTGATAAACCCGATTCTCTTAATAAATTTTTGAAATGTATTTTTTCTAATTCTGGAACATAATTAAATAATGAGTGGTTTAATTTTTTATTATTTAATGCATCTAATATAAAATTTTTATATTCTTTTGATATATTTAAATTAGGAAATTTGCTATGATTTGCACCAGATTTATAACGAAGTGAAAACATACCTTCTAATAATTTTGGATAATGTAATAAATGATGTCCAAATGGTATAAATCTATCTAATGATTCTGTTTTCATACCTTTGTCTGATGCAATTTTTAAACTACGTTTTCCTGATAAACCTGTTCCTTTTTTTGGTATGAATTGATCCATTGCAGAATTTTCTTTTTTATTTAAATCAGCTAAATAATTTTTCCATAATGGACTTTGATATATATTATCTATTATTTTTTTTTTAGTTATATTATTATCATAAGGTTTATTAAAATATTTTTTATTATAATAATTATAAAATAATTTTACATCTTCAGCTTTAGCAGAATTTAAATCATTTTTATTTTTAGGGTTAATTATTTTACTATTTTCTTCATCTAATTTTTCTTGTTCTTTTTTTTGTTCTTTTTCTTGTTCTTTTTGTTGTAATATTAATCTTTTTTTTGCTTCTTTATCTCTTTCTACCTCTATTTTATCTTGTTCTTTATTTTTTTTGTTATATTTATCTAAAAAATCTTCTTCTTCTTGTGATAAATTAAAGTTAATCATTTTTTTTAATAAATATTGATATTTTTTTTCATCATCTTTATTAATTATTCTGTTTAATTCTTTTTCCTCATTATTATTAAGAATTACTTTATTAATTAATTCATTAAAAATTAATTGATCTGATTCTTCTTTTTTTATGTTTTTCACTGGATCTTCTTTTTTTATATTTTCAGGTTTTTTTTGAGGTGCTATCATTGACCCAAGCATATTTAAAATACCTTTTTTTTCTGGTTGTTGTGTTTGTGATTGTTGTTGTGTTTGTGGTTGTGTTTTATTATATTTTTCTTTATAATATGCTTGTAATGATTTTGGTTCATAATCAATTAAATATTTTATAAAATATTCTGATGTTAATTTATTTTTTGGATCATAATTAGCCTTTTTATCACCTCCAAAATGATCATAATAATTCATAATTTCTCTCTCATTATTTTTTGCATCATTTTCTCGAATATTTTCTAAAAACTTTCTCATATCTTTTTTTACATCATCAATTTCATTAGCAGGTATTTCAATAATGGGTATTTCATTTTTTGATATTAATTCTTCGATTTTATTATCTGATATTATATTTTTCAAAATTTTTTTTGTATAATCTTTACGATCAGATGATAATTTTATTTTTTTTTCTGGTAATTGTTTAATTTGTTTCATTTGTTTCATTTGATTCATTTGATTTAGTTGATTTAATCTATTCATTTCATTTAATTCATCCATTTGACTTCTTGAATTATATTCTGGTTTATATGTACCATTTTTTAAATCATCAAGTATTTTATTACCTTTTAAAATAGTGTCATATTGATTTCCTAAATTTGATCTAATATAACTAATAAATACATCAGGTTTCAATATTTTAATATTAAAATTTTTTGTTAAATCATTTTTAAACATTTCCCAAAACATATTTACATAATTTAATTCTTCAATTGATATTTTACTAATAATTCCTTCAATCACATCATATTTAAACCCTAATTTAAATAAATTATCTTTAAATAATCTTTCTTGACTTTGAATTGTATCATATAATTCAATTCTTGGTATTTCAGTAATCGGTTGTTGTAGAATATTATTATTATAATTTATTCGCCCTTCTTGAAGAATTTTTTCATTTTCAATTGATTTTTTTAATTCTTCATCTTGTAATTTTTGTCTTATTTTATTACTTATCATTATTATATTATATAATATAGAATATATATTATATTATTTATAAAAAAAATGTAAAAAAATGTAAAAAAATGTGAAAAAATGTAAAAAAATGTAAAATAATGTAAAATTATATATAAAAAAATATAAAAAAAAATATCCATTATATATAAATATCTTAAGTAAAATATATATATATAAAAAATGAAATTACATGAAGTAACTATTAAACTTACAAAAAGTCAAATTCTAAAAATTTATCATGATGAACCATTTCTGATAAAACATCAACATGTAGGGCATGGTCGTCATGTATTACATTTAAAAAAACCAAATATTAATAAATTAATGAATGGTCATAAAATTAAATTAGATTCAGATGAAAAAGAGAGAACAATTGAAGGAAATGGTGGAATTAATAAATTTTTCAAAAATGTTGGAAATACGTTAAAAAAAACATTTAGACCTAAAAATATTGAAAAAGCATTAATTCATGAAGGTATTCCATTTGCATCTGGTGCTATTGGATCAACATTTTTAGGTCCTGCAGGTGGACTTGCTGGTTCTATTGTAGGTCATGAAATAGCAGATGTTGTTGGAAATAAAACTGGTCTTGGTATTAAAATAGAAAAAGGAACACCACATATGATAAATAAAATGGCTAAATTAAGAGCTATGAAAAAAAATAATTCTGAAGTAGAAAATGGAACTGGTTTCTTTAAAGAACTTCATAAAATAGGTATAAGTCGTAAAGATTTCATGAAAACAGCAAAACATATAGGTAAACATGCCGCAAATAATGCAATCGATACAATATCATCTGCGGCATCTGTATATACGGGTGTACCAATTCCAGAATCTATTACAAACTCAATTAAAAGTTCTGCCGATCATTTGATTGATGGAAAACATAGAGAAGCTATAACTAGTTTAAAATCTCCTGTTTTAGATAAAATTGAAGAAAAAATACCAATTTTAAGAAATAATTTAGATCATGAAATATCTAGATTACCACATCAAGTACAACCATTTGTTAGACAAAAAATAGATCAAATTGGGTTCGGATTGAAGTATAAAAATCATCGAGTTTTAAAGGGTGGAAATGTTAAAATTTCAAAAATGTCAAAAAAAATATATAAAAATCAATCTATTCCTATCCATGCTGAAAGTGAGCAAACATTTTCACCATATGCAAATGCTAATTCACCACAAATGCATCCATTTATACCAAAATATAATAGTTTTGTTCATGTTGTTCCATTATATGGTCATGGTTTATATGGTAATGGTTTATATGGTCCTTCAGGTCATGGTTTATTTTAAATATAAAAATGTTAATAGAATAAAAAATATTATATAATATTATTATATATTATGATTATTATTGGAATTGAAAACTCACCTAAAAAAAATAAACGATATCGTGTATTATTAGATAATAATAAACATTATGATTTTGGATTAAAAAATGGTAATACATATATAGATCATAATGATAAAATAAAAAGATTAAATTATTGGAATAGACATTTCTCAAATAAAAAAGAATATGAATTAATTTCTAATTTAATTGAAAGTCCTTCATTATTTTCTTCATATTTATTATGGGGTAAATATAATAATTTAGATAAAAATATAAATTATCTAAATCATTTATGGAAACAAAAATATTCTTAAATTGTATATATTTCAGAATATTCAAGATTATCTATTTCAACTGTATTATCTTCTATTTCATCTGTATGTTTTTTTATTAAATTAATTAATATTTGATTTGATTCTTGTTGTTTTTGAATTAAATTAATTAATATACTGTTTTTATGTTTCGTTGATGAATTGTGTTGAGTTGTATGTGTATATCCATAATCACAATTACAAATATCACAATATAATTTTTCAGTTGATTTTTCTTTAATTTTTTCTTTTTTTATTTTGTAATATTCTTTAAATTTATCTTTATTATTTTGATAATATTTTTTAGGATCAAATTTTTCTTTTTTAGGTTTAATAATTGGGTTTTGTTCTAATTCAATTATTTCATTAATTTTTATTTCATTTTCTAAATTTTTAATAATATTTTCCATTTTTTGTTTTCTTAATATATTAATATATTAGATATTTTTTAAATTAAATTATTTTTAATTATTTTTTAATTATTCTTTTTGTTGAAATTATATTTTTTTCATTAATACCTTCTTGTTTTAATTTTCTCACCACTTTATTTACTTTAATTGCCTCACTTATAACTTTAGGAATTATTTCAATATCTTCAGGTTTATCAACAATGATAACATCTGATTTTTTAACTTTTATTATTATATCATTATTTTCAACATTTAAAGAATTTTTAAATATTTTTACAATTTGATAAACATCATCTGAATATTGTTGGTGAAATTTATCAAATAATTTTTTATTATTTTTTATTTTTACAAACTGATTTATATAAAATTTATCTTCTTTTTTTGAATTCATTTCATTTGTTTTTTCTTGTGCTTCATTTATAATAATATTTTGAATAAAATGATTTTCTGCTTCTTTTGGTGTAAATCCAGTTGTTCTTATAGGTGTATTATTATAATTTTCAACAATTTTATCAATTACATCTATCCATATAACATTATTTACAGCTTTGAAATATTTCAATAATTTATTTTTCAACGTTCGATGAAATCTATTTATTATTCCTAATTTATGAGAATCACCAACTACAAAATATATTTTAATATTATTATCATCAAACCACTTCATTGTTTCATTATTAGTAAATTCACTTCCTGAATCGCATGTTATTGATTCAATTTCATTTGCTTTTTCTTTAAATAATTTTAACATTTCTAATATTGTGTCTCCATATTTATTTTTACTATAATATACATATACATATCTTGAATTAATATTAATAGCTGTAAATAAAACATAAAAATTATTATTTTGCTTCTTAAATTGAGGTAAAAAAGTTAAATCAATTTGATAAGAATTATAATTATTTGAATATATAGGTAAAAATTTTTTACGTTTCACATTTTGATATAATTCTTTTGTAATTGTTTGTTTATTCAACCATTCTTTTACTTGTTTTTGTGTTATATTTGAATCTATCTTTTTTGCTTTATAATATAGACCTGTTAATCCATCAAAATTTAAATCATCATAATATAATTTTTTTAATAAAGCTTCTGTCATTTATATTAATTTATATATATTTTAATTTATATTGTTTTTTCTTAATTCCTTAATTTTATAATGACCAAAAGTTAAACATTCAACATTATTATTCATAATAAAAGTCTTATCATCATTTGCACTTAAAGCTATTTTAGAAATTGTTTCAGTGAATAATTGATGTTTATAAGATCTAAAAACATTTTGCTTAATCATTTTAGGATCTCGAGTAATTAATGTATTATTATAATCATTTAATTTTAATTGTTTTTTTACAACAGATTGTTTAACACCTTTACATTTTTTATGTTCAATATCATCATCTGTTAAAAATGAATATAATTTAGATCTTAAACCAACAAATTCTGTAATAATATTAAATTTTCCATCCACTGCTTCATCTTTAAATTTTCCTATCACTTTTTTATTTGTTGCATCATATAATTCATGTTCTTTTGGAAATGCTGATAAATCAAAATAATCTTTATTTTCTTTGATTATATCATATGGATTAACATTTTTAATATGATAACATAATGAATCTGTATCTGTAAATAATAAATCAATATTTTTTCTTTCAATTTTTTTCAACATAAAGTTATAATGAAAATTTTGCATTATTAATTTAGATTCATCTAATACCGTCTGCCCAATAAATATTGGTTTATTAAGTAAGACCTCTTTTTTACATAAATGTACACCTACTAAGTTTTCATTAAATATAGTATATCTCTTTTTATCATTTCTTAAACTTAAAGCTTCTGTTTCTGATGAAATTAATCTAAAATTTATTCTATTTCTTACATTTTCCATTGTTTTACCATACACAGAATTGTTCATTAATTTATAAAAGTCCTTTTCAAAGTCATTTTTCGCTTTCATTCTTTCATTTGTATTTTTCATTATATAAGATTCCATATAATTAGACTGTTTAAATTGTAATACTCTATTATATTTTATTTTAAGACCTAATTGAATATATAATTTTAATAATCTATAATTAATTCCATAATTTTTTTTATCATTAAATGATGTGCATAATTTTTCAATATTATTCTCTTTTCTATCTTTTGCTTGCCAATCATTTAACATATCGTTTTTTATAGTCATATTTTCTGCTGATAGTGCATATCCATTATGTAAATCATGTAATTCTTTTGGATAATGAATATCTACATCAAATATATAACCAAATTCCGCATCATCTTTTAAATCTAAAACTTTCTCATCATTCCATTGATCATTATTCCATTTAAAATCTGATTGTGGTAAATAGCTTATCATCCCGGCACCATATAAATTATTTGCATCTAAATATAAAATATATGATTCCATTTGAGTTTTATCATATGTTGGCATATATTTATTATTTGCTTTTGCATATCGTTTTGAAATTTGACTTAATCCACCTCTGATTGATGACTCAATAAATAAATATATATCTGCATCTTTAATTAATTCAATTTCAAAATTCTTTTTATATTTTTGTTGATATTGTTCATTTGTATGCTTTAAAAATGCATCCCAAGATAACCCAGGTGCTGTGTAATAATATGATGCATCCAATCCATATATTTTATAACATACATCTTTAAAATTCTCAAATATATCTGTTAATAATAATACATCTGATGTTAAATATAAATTATGATATTCTAATAATGTTTTACATTCAAATAATTCCCATACTTTTTGAGCTGTTTCATAATCTTTTATATTTATATTTTTATCATCAAATTTTGAATAAAAACTCTCAATTGATGGTAATCTATCCTCTAATAATCTATCAAATGAATCAATATAATCATATGGATATACACCTTTTCTTATCATTGCATTAAATTTATCATCTGATTCATTAAAGTGTTTTGATGTATTTTTAAATGCCATTCTAAATTCATCTGTTGTTTTACATCCTGCTCTTAAATTTTCACTTAACTTATCAATTGATGATGCCATAAATGCAAATGAGTCAATAAATTTTATTTCATACCATATATTATATGTTTTATCTTTTTTAGTATATGAATCAACTATTATTTTTTTTGAAAATGAAATATATTTCTCTTCATTCAATGGAATACAACTTATATTTTCCATTGAATCTTGTTTAAAACCATAATTATTTAATGCTGGAACTAAAAAATGACTATCATATCCACGTAAGTTATGAATATAAACTGGTACAAATTTTTTATATTCATAATTTAAGTTACATTTATTACAAATAGAACTAATATAATTTCCTGTTATATGATCATGATGAACTACTTTATTATTTTCTTGTGTAAATTTAATATTACAATCACCACATATTTTTATTTCATTATGTATTTTACTTTGTTCTTTTGTTAAAGTTTTATAATATCTTTTATATTTTTGTGTTAAATCATATGATTTTTTAGCTAATCTTTCAATATCAATTATAACATCTTCTAATAATTTATTTTCATCTGCATTGTTTATTATTTTAACTGGTTCTGAAAACTCATCATGAATACAATTATATTTATAACCACATGAATTAGCAATATGTTTCTGATATTTTTGTGTTGTTTCATCTCCAATCTTTTCCTTATCTGAATTAACTTTTTGAAGTGTTGATTCAAAATCCATATAAATTGAAAATGGATGTTTAAATTTATTTCCATGATTATAAAAAGTTACAATGTCTTCTCTTTTTTTATCACCTTCTTCATATTCTTTTGGATATCGAGTTCCTATTGCCTCATGTTTCATACATAAAGTTAAATGTTTATTTAATTTTTCTTCAGATGAATATGACTTTGATAAACATTGATTACACCAATATCTTTTTTCATGATTATCATCAACTCTTAATAATTTTGATATATCTTTAATCCAAACAAGATGTGAAATATCACTTTTTCTTATTAATAATAAATTAACTACATTATCATTTCTCAATCTATTATTATATACAACTTGTAAATTTTGTAACTTTTTATCATATTCATAAACATTAATTTTCATATTATTTAATTTCTCAAATTTTTTAATATCTGATTGAATATTAATCGGATAAATTTGATTTTCAGGTTCAATGATTTCTTTAATAAATGGTTGTAAATTTTCAACTCTATTATTTTTAGCTTTTTGTAATACATCATAATGTTTTGATGATAATAATGACCATATTAAACATTTATTATCTTTATTTTTAATATTAATACATGCCCGTTTATTTTTTATTTCTTCAGGTAATTCTAAATAAGAACCAGCACGTGTTTTTTTAGATTTAGATGTTTGGATCATTATTTTACTTACACATTTAAATTTTAAATTTGATTTCATTTTTTGTTCTTCAACACATGCAATAAAATAATCAAATTGAGTATTTGCATATTCTGTAATTTGATTTGTTGATTTTAATATTTCTGAGTTTCTAGCTTGAAAATACATAATAATTTCTTCTGTTCTCCCATCAAATTCTTCACCAATCATAATATATTGAATAATAATATGAGTAAAAATATTATATTCTTTATTTTCATGTAAAAACATATCTAATAAATTCCTATATAATACTTTTTTAATTTCAATTGTTAGAGGTAAATTTAAATTTATTACTCTTTCAGTAAATACTCCATTTAATGCTTTATGAGTTGATGTTTTAAACATTTTTTCTTCATTTATATATTCATCATGTTTTGTCACTAAATTAAGTCTATTATTTATTCTTTCATCTCTACTTTTTTTAATTGGTTTATCATTTTCTGGTGTATATTCTGATAAAACATTCAATAAAGATTTTGTAGATGATTTTAAAATATTTATATCTTTTTTTGATTTTTCAATAGCTCTACCTGATGAGGAAAGTTTATCAACTAAATTTTTAGCTGTTTTAATATTATTTATTGTTTGATTTTCATATAAATTAATTACATCATCAATATAATGATGGTATTTTTTATTTGTTATAAATTTATAAGATTGTAATTCTTTGATATTTTTTGTTCTATTCATAATATATTATTAATTAAGATAATTATTTCTATATAATATTCTTTTAAGTTAAATTATTTTTTAAAGTTTTTTAATTATTTAATTAATTATATTGTTTAAATATAATTAAAAAAAAATAGCAATAATAATATATTTAATTATTAGATTCTAATATTAATTTTATTTTATCATTATTAGATTCTAATAATTTTATTTTATTTTTTAGATCTTCATTTTCCTTCAATAATTGTGTATATAATAATTTATAATCCATTTTTGATTCTTCATCAATTTTAATAACTTCTTCTATTTTTATTTCATTTTCACTTTCATAATTACTTGTTTTATTTTTAGCAAAATATTCATCATTTTCTCGTTTAATTCTTTGAGTTGTTGTTTCAAATTTAAATTTTTTTGTTAATATATCATTTGATTTATAAGTATACCATTCTTTTTTATCATTATTCCAGACTCCACCATTTTTTTTTATAAAATCTTTATCATTAAATCCAGCTTTTAAATAAACTAATTCATATTTATCTAAAATATCAGGATCTTCACAGTCTAAGCTAGTATTTTTATAATACCATAATTTAGTTACATTACTCCAATTACATTCACTTAGGTCTAATTTTTGTTTTAAATTATAAGGAATACATAAAGCAACTTCATACTCAAATGGATTTAAAAATTTCATTTTTTATTTATAAATTACTATAACATTTTTATTTTTAAGTTAAATTATTTTTAAAGTTTTTTAATTAATTCATTATTATATTATTTAAATATAATTAAAAAATAAAATGATACAAATTTATTTTGATTTTGGAATTGTAACAGTTGATAATATTGCATTGCTAAAATTTGACGGTCTACCTGTTCTATCAACTTTAAATGTAAAATCATATTCTTGTTCAACACTTTCTAAATAATCTTTGTGATGTTTAGACTTCTCATGTTGTTTAATTAATCGATTATTATCACCAAAAACACAAGAACATTTACATCTAATTTTTTTAGTTTCACATGTATAATGACTAATTCCAGTTTGTTTATCACCACTTCGGTATGTTATTTTTTCAATAAATCTCTCATATAATTTATCACTCATTTGTTTTTTATATATTATATAATAATACTTTATTTTTAAGTTAAATTAATTTTAAAAGTTTTTTTTTATATTAAATGAAATTCAAGGTGGTGATTTCCACGCGATGATTATAATAAAAAGAAAGGTCTAAAATTTTATGATGATAATTATTTTACTATCATTATATCTATTAATTATCGCGAACATTACAGTAAAAAAATAAGATAAAACTACATCAAATATATAAAATAAAATAACTAATAATATAATTCCATCCAGGTTATTAATTGCTAGGACAGGGGAGATGGGAACAATAAAGTGGAAAAAGCAGGTCCGGGCTTTAGGTATGCGGCGAAACCAGTCCGAACCCATCTACTATTATTATTATTATTATTGTTGTTATTATTATTATTATTATTATTATTATTATTATTATTATTATTATTAT